TGGAACGACCCGAGGCTGCATTCCACACCCCGGCCTGACGAGCATACGAACCGCCCGACACCTCTAGGCCGTTTGATCCGTCCGCACCGGGGTCGCCGGTATGGGCCGAGATGTACAGCGTTTCGGTGTCATCGAGGGCATCGAGCATCCGGTTGAATGCAACGGTGCTGAACTCTTGAGCCATCGCTTATCTCCTGGTTGTAGCGGAGGGGGCCGAAGCCCCCTCCTGGCTAGCGTCTGTCTATGCCGTCCAAGCGGTGATCGTACCGTGGAACGACTCGGGGCCGTACTGCAAGCCGATCTCGCCGTACAACTGTGCGGAATCGAACGCACCCGTCTTCGCCATCGGCTCGATGAAGAAGTGCCCCTTGCCGGGGATCGGGAGCATGACCGGCTGAACGACCGACATATCCGCAACCAGCAGCGTGGTCGTGGGCATGTAGCGGTCAACGACGATACCGAAGGTACCGAAGTCGGTCACGAGCGTGTCGATGTTTACACCACCAACGGTCTGCGACCGAGGGGCGAGGGCACCGGAGTTGCTGTACTCGTTCGAGATGTCCACCTTCATGGCACCGTTCACGAAGATGATCGGCTGACGGAACGGAGCCGTCGCCGCCTCGTCGCTCGGGGTTGCCATGTCAACGAGCAAGTCGTTGAGGCACTCACGAAGGCTCGTATACGCCGAACCCTTACCACCGGCACCCGTGGTGTAGTTGATGGTATGGGTCGTGACCGCAGGAAGGATGCCCTGGGTCTCACGAGCGGTGGCATTGTCGGTCGGGTTGACGAGCACGCCTTCGAGGAAGGAACGCTCAACATCCCTCTTGACCTTGCCGATCTTGAGGTCGATCTGGTGCTGCATCGGGGAACGAACAGGGTTCGTGCCTTCGATGAGGTTGTCAGCGTGAAGCTGACCAACGGTCGCCTGTGCCGTGTAACCGAAGTCCACAGCTTCCTGGTGAATCTCAACCACGTTCTTCACAAGCTGACGCTTGACCAGATCGCCGTTGACCGTTGCGTTCTCAAGCTGAACGTTGCTGACCGTTGCGGCCTCACCGTCCTCGACTTCCCAGTAGAACTCACGGGACTGGACGGAACGTCCACCGTTGAGGCCACCGGCCATCGAAAGGAACGGGGTGATGTCCGGCATCAAGCTGAACAGCTCACCCGTGTACTGAGGCAACGCATAGGAGTCAGGCGTCCCGCTTACCGACCAGTCGTAAACTGGAAGGGGAATCGTATAGTCGGCCATTGCTGGCTACTCCTTGTCGTTAGGGTCCAAAAAGCCGTTTGAGCTGCTCTGCTTTGATGGCTCCCGCCGTTGCAAAGTCGCCGCTCTTTTCGGCTTCTATTAGAGCTTCAATTTCCGTCTGAGGATTGACGGGAGTGCCAACTTGGTTGATCGCATCCAGCGTTGCTTGCTGTTGCTGAATCACCGGCTGGGCTGGATTTTCCGGCGCTGACGCCTGCTCGTATCCGAACTCTTCCTTTGCGTATGCAAGGATGGCTTCGGCATCGGGTTCACCCTCATAGAGCCGAGCGATTGCCTTACCCAACCCACCCGACGTATCAAGCCCTGCCTGCCGATATGCGTTGTCCATGAGTTGGGCCTTGAGTTTCTTGTTCTCGGCCTTCTCACGTTTGTACGCAGCACGCAGCTCTGCGGGTGCATTGATGTCACCCTCATCGCTTTCAGCGACAACTTCTTGATCGTTGGTGGTTGTGTCTTCCGTCATGCTTCCTCCTACACGGCTTGCCTTCCGCTTCTGAGCGGTGAGCCGGATCACCTACTCGGCGGGCCGGTGGAGGTGAGCAAACGAAGGGGGATGCCACCGGCATCAACCTCTCCAACGTCTGCCCTAGCACTTGGCTACTACGCAGATGGGCCGGGACGACTTCCCATCTGGTGATCTGAACTATATCACTCTGCGATGAGTCCTGTCAACGCTCCGGCGACCGACGTTTTCATAGTCACCTGATCCCTGAACTGTGCTCGTTCTTGGCTAATCATCCTTCGCATTCTGCGGTTTTCTGCCGGGTCTTTGAAGAAGTCAGCAGCGATGAACTCTTCGATGTCGAAGTCATCATCTGGATCGTTATGGCGACGGGCCAGCGTGTCGAGGATTGGAACGATGCGAGCAGCGTCAGTAAAGAGTGTGTCTGCTGTAGCCCGATCCATGCCAGCCGCAGCTAGCTCCTCGACACGCTGAATGCTCATGTCATAGCCCGACTCCATTGCTTCGCCACCGATCTCTGCAATCGTGAGGCTTCGTGAAAGCACGGCATTTCCCACGTCGGGGTCAAGCGCAGCCGCAATGAGTTCCTGCGTAGACAACCCGCCAATGCCATACATCCTGGCGTAATACTGTTGAATCTGTTCGGTGGCCGACACAATCCGGTCGTAGATCGGCATGATCCGTTCGTTCTCGAACTCATACGGCGACACCTCACCGGCAATCAGATCACCATACCGATGACGATAGAGGTCGGGGTTGAGTCCGATCCCAATGAGCGCATCGTCGTATGACGCCACGATCTTGGAATATTCCTCTTCGGAGTAACGAACCCGACCATCAGGAAGGCGGTTACCGGGGAACCACGTGTCGTACCGTGAATCGTTGCGAACTGCTGCCCATGCAACACTGGCGTTACCCGTTCGCAAATACTCAGAAATGAAAAGGTCAAGGGCACCCTGTGGAAGCCATGAATAGATCGCTTCAAGGTCTTCCCGGCCACCTTCTGGCGTAGTTGGCTCTTCTTCTACCTCGTCAGGAGACGGAGACGTTGGGTTGGGGGGCGGCTCCGATGGTGATGGCGGAAGATCAAGGTCCTCGATTGGCGTGCCTTCGTCCCACGGCTCCGGCTGCCACGGCAGCCGTGGCGACGGCGTTTGTATGTTGTCTCTCCAAGTCATACTGCACCCCTCACATTGGCTCTCATACCTTGACGCATACTTTGGTCGATGTCGTTGACCACCCGGTCGTACCCACGCTCAAGGCCCACCGTTCGAAGCGTCTGTGCTGCGGTGTCGGCGTTGTTGGCTTGGATGATCGCCATGAGTGTCTCGTCATCATCTTGTGGTGTGAAGCCCCAGAATGATGTGGCATATGAGCGCCACGGCTGGGCCATCGTGTTGAAGTCGGCCTCTCGTCCGTATTGGGGAAACATGGCTTCCTTCTGATCCTTGAGCGTTTCGATGAGATAGATTTCGGCATCCTCTTCGTTGCGAAGACGGCCCGCCCAATAGTTGATGGTCTCATCGCTCCATGACCCGAAGTTGGGACCGAGCCACTGTTTGACGAGTTGCCGTACCCGGTCGGTTTCACCCACGGTTTGCCCGAGCTTTACGTTGTTGTCTTCCATGTAGGCAGCCAGCTCTTGGTCGATTGGCTCGCTGGCATAGTATGGATCGGCAAGCCGGTCGATCTGAGACTGGGCATAGTCCACCGACCAGATACCCATTGTCACCTTGTCGGCAAAAAAGTTGATTAACCCATCGTCAAAGTCCAACAGCCCAGCTTGTCGAAAGAGGTCGGCCTGACGCAGCCGGTTGTCCGCAATGCGACGTGCAGCTTCTGACGGATCACCGTGATACAGCTCCATCCATCCACGTTCAGCAGCGGTGTGGTCCTGCCACCATCTCGTTGATTTGATCTCAGCTTCGGTGAGCACCCGGCCTTCGATGATCGCCATTGCCAACAGGGTTTGATAGTCGTCATCGAGCAGCCACGGTTGAGACGCTGCTTCCACTTCCATCGTGGACGCCCACGTGTCGAACGGGTTCTCCGATGTGTTGGCGATCTCATCACCAGAACCAAAGTCGATGGTGCTGGCCCACAGCGGGTTGTTACTGGAAATCTGGTACTCGTACACCACAGGCTGGTCGGGACCGAAGAACGACTTGGCATCTTCTTCGCTCACAGTCCAGCGCATATAGACCGGATCGTCTTCGGTGCCGGGCACCATGTAGACGATGTAGATTTCTCCGGTGGTGATGTTTTTCCACAGCTTGGCCCCACCCGCCACACCGAACCGTGGTTGGGTTTCTTCGCCGGTCCCGGTTGGCGCATCGCTACTGACGCCCGAGTACGCCGTGGCAAGATCGTTTACTTCGTCGCCACGGTCCTCATACCAGTACGTCTTGTCGCCTTCGAGCTTGCCAGACTCCCACAGCATGTCCACCAGCACTTTGCGCTGTGCCGGAGTAGCGGCGGCATAGGCCACCTTGATAGCGTTGTTGACTTCGGTGGGCTTGGCTTTGCCGCTGGCGTAGTAGTCGGGGTCGCCGGAGATCAGCCCCTCATCGACAAGCCATTGCCAATTCATGCTGTTTCCTCCATCGGCTCTTCTTCAGCCGGGACGTTTAGATTATCTAATCCTCGTCGTTGGGCATTTCGCATCATGACGAGTCGCTGACGAACGATGTTCTCGGCACGACGCCGGTTCGGAGTTGCTCCCCTTCCGTCCACGGTTTGATCTTTGGGGACCGCAATGTCGGGTGAGGTCAGCTTGCCCTCGACGGGCATGTTCTTGTTGGGACGCTTGCGACGCACGCTACGGAGGTACTCGCCCTGCTGCTTGTATCCGGCTGCCTCCATGTCGCCCGGCTCGGTGATGCCGTTAGCTTTGAAGTAGCGAGCGATCGGCATTCCGTAGCGGAACGCTATGGCTGACAAGTCCCAGCTATCCAGCTCTTGAAACGAACGGCGAAGGTGCTCTTTCACCATCTTGTCTTGGACCGCAGGGTCACGCCAGTCAGCACCAGGGATACCCATAGCTTCGGCCAAGAGTCCGATCTTGGATTCAACGATGCCGTAAGCACCCACCTTACGTTCGGCCCGCCCGTCGATACGGGCTGCGGTTTGGTATCGGTAGTTGCCACCGGACTCAACGAGGCCGATGGCTTGAGCTGTATCTACCAAGTAGTCCATCAGATCATCCTCTGTCCAATTGCGATGCTATCCATCAACACACGACGGTTCGTTGCCTGATCCTGCACTCGCTCTTGCCGATCGAGTTCGTTGGCGTACCGCTCTTCGATGTCGTACTCGATGGCAGCGGTCGGTTCGGTAACTTCGGTGAAGTCAACTTCGGTGCTGCCACCAGCTACCGCATCATCCCACGCTGCTTTGTGCGCCACGATCATCTCACGGTTGCGCTGTTCGTACTTGTCTTTCAATTCGTCGGACAGAATGGTTAGCTCCCAGTCTTCAAGGTCACGCCCCATTGTTTGACGGAAGATGCCCTTGGACTCCTGAGCCAGCGCTTCATAGTCGGGGATGGTGCGGAGCGACGCCGGAACTGAATACTTCGGAGCTGACCGCCCTCCTCCGTATGAGCGTGGCTGGTTTCTGGCTTGCTGCACCCGGTTGGCCTCACCAATGGCACGAAGCGATTGAATGGGGGAGAAGCCAGTCTCTCGTGATAGCCCGATCGACTGTTCCCAAATAGCTCCAGCCGTGAGGTTGAGCGGACTTCCACCAGAAATGTGGTCACGGGTCACCGCTCCGGTCATGGCTTCGATCTCGGCGTTGGTCAGCAGCCCCTCATCTACCATCATCTTGAGCCGCATTTGGCGCTGGCGTGGGGTGAACGCAATCCACTGTGCGTATCCATCACCAGCCCGATACAACGGACGTTGTGTCTCCCATGGGTATCCGGCATTCCAGCTCCCATCGGGGTTGCGGAACCCTTTGACCGGAGTAGGAATACCCAAGTCCTCAATCGGAATCTGCTGAATCTGGCTGCCGGGGTTGATCCCGCCCACATCCGAGTACATGGGGATGCGCCTGGTCTTCCAGTTACCATCGGCGTCCTGGTAGTTGATGGTGCGGAACTCATCAACTTGTCCGGCGAACTGTGGCCGACTCAGAATCTCTTCAATGGCCGGGGTGACGATCTTGGAAGCGGCATACTTGGCCCGTGCCACTGGGTCGGTTTGCAACAGCTCCCACTCTTCATCACTGAACGTTCGAGCTGCTCCCGTAACCGGGTTATACGACGACGGGTCGATGGTGAAGCTCTCTTCGAAGAACCCCGACGAAGCTAGCGGCCGTGGCTCTGGTGCTTCTACTTGTTCACCGGGAAGCATCGTCCCGGTGGAATAGAGATATTGCCGGAAGTTCAACTCGCCCGACTCGAAGGTGCTGAAGTCATCCTGTTCACCAAGCACATACTCGTCGGGATACAAGATTTGATTGCGGGTTAGCGGCTGCCCAGGCTGGTTTGGTACTTGCTGGGTTGCACCCTGTCCCATTGGAACAGCCAAGCCTTTGCCTTCAAGCCTGAGTCGAAAAGCGGTTTGCATCTCCGACAACTCGTCTTCGTCCATTTTCTTGAACCACTCACCAGGGACAAGATCGAACTCCTCACGAAGCGCCCGCTGTTCGGGCTTGTTAGCTGCTTCGTGGAGCCAATCGAAGACTTCTTGAATACGATTAGGTCGATAACCCTGGGTGATCTGGCGAAGCTGATTTGCTTCGCCTTTACCCAAGCCACCCGTTGCTTCGAGTTCGTCAATGGCGTCCAGCAGCGGCTCTTCGGCTTCTTTGGCTTTGGCTTGTTCTTCAGCGGTCGGCGGGCCGCCCTCGTCGTTGAAGATCAGCCCGGCGATACCCATCGTGAGCGCCGTAGAAGTTTCCAGGCTGCCGTAGACCAAATCGTGCAGCCAGTCCATGCCCTGTTCAACATCTTCGAAGAACTCGCTCGGGGGCAAACCCAGCTCTTCGATGTCCTGAACGGTGATATTGATGCCGCTTCCCTCAAGCCCTTCCACAATATCTCGTGGCCTCTTGTTGGCAACACCGGCAACATACCCAACGATGGTTTCGACGCTATCGCTTGAATTGGAGATGTCCATGATGCGGAAGAACTCAGCCGGTGTGATGACTTCTGCCCGAGCAAGGGCGAGAAGCACACGTTCACGATCCGACTTTCGGTAGGGCTGTCCTTCTACAAATACGTTTGCCATTACGCACCTACTCCGTATAGCTCTTCAAAGATGTCACCCTCACCGTATGCGTCGATGACGATGGGTTCGGGGGCGTCATGTGATGTGGAAACCTCTGCTGCATAGACACTACGAAACAGCGGCTCGAACGTTGGGTATTGCGCCGACAGCTCTTCGGCTTTTTGTCGTAGCCAACTCCTGCCCATCGTTGCCACCCTGCCTGCCTCGGTAGACATGGATTTTGGTCCGCTAATCGTAGAAGCGCCAGCTCTACGAACTTCTTCCATGACCTCTTCGTAGTATGCCTCATACCTTTTGACGGCTTCAACAACAGGAAGCCCGGCCACTCGGCTGTCATCGAGGGCACGCAACAACTCTTCACGCTGCTGTTCGTTGGTCACCGCCTGACGTTTGCCGGGTATCGGCTCATCCCAATACGGGTAATGGCCCTTGATTTGATCCCGCATCGACGCAAGGTACGCATCTCGCATAGCTGGCTCGCCAATGGTGGCAGCTATTCGCTGCACGTTGTCCCACCACAAACTACCGAGCTGGTCCTGCTGGACGTAAACGAACTGCTCTGCATTCCACGACTCACGCAGCCCCTTTTGAAGCTGAACGAGGGTGGCGTTGTGGTCGTACTCTTCTGCAAGCCCAACTGTTGGATCAAAGTACATCGCAACCGATGGGTAGTCCTCGAAGAGCTGTGGGTTGCCACGTTCGAAGGCGTACCCGGTTTCGGTGCGAGAGCGATCCATCACGCTGTAGGTCTTGCCCCCACGGAATGGTTGCGGAAGGAACCCGAAGCGCCGATAGAACTCATCGAACGCTTGCACCTCATCGCCGCCATACTCCTCCATGAGATCGTAGAACGCACCGCCGAGGTTGGTGTAGCTCCACACCAGCCCGTCTTTGTCTTCCTTCTGGAACTTGTAGATCGGGGCGGCCGGATTCCAGAACGTGGCGGCCGCTCGAACCATGAGCAAGCCCTGGGCTTCGTCTTCGGCCTGGCGTACCAGTTCGTTGATCCCGGCCACGTCGGTCACCCCGGCAAAGTCGCCACGGTCGATCATGGTGCGGAGTACGTCGGTCACCGTCGAGTTGTACGCATAGGTCAGCACCGGGTCATCGGCTCCACCGTGTGCCGAGACGATGCGCTTGATCCACGCCGGAGCAAAGTTCGCAATCGGCCCACCTTCGGTCCCGAACGGAGCCACGATGTCCCGCACCCAGTCGTAGTCGGGGTTGGCAGGCAACGCCTTGGATGCCATCTGGAAGATCGGGCCGAAGCCGGGGAAGATGCCGGAGGCAAAGTTCAGCGACTCCACGTTGCCCTGTGCGTCGATGGCGTTGGCGACTTCGGGCGATACGTCGGGGCCAAGCACGTTCTCACCGAACGGCAGATTGTTCAGCTTGTTGTGCAGTTCAACTTGAGCCTTCGTTGCAAACGCCGGGATGCTGAATACTTCTTGGCCGAAGTCGTTCTCTTCGAAGAAGCCGCTGCGACGGGCACCGCCCACGATCTGGCGAAGACGGTTGGCGTTCTTGATGTTGCGGTCCCCGTACACCATGAGGCGACCCCACCGGGAGATGAACTCACCCCACGCCTCAACGAACGGGAACACCAGCCGGAGCGAGTCCGAGATGTTCCGCTTCTCGGTGAGGGTGAACAGTGTGCGCTCGACCATCGTGAGGCCGTAGCTCTTCGCCAACTGATCGACTTGATCCATGTCGGTAAGCTGGCCCGAGATCGACGGGTTACGTGCCATCTCTTTGCGGGCCTGCTTCAAACCCCACTGTGCCCGTGGGTTGGTCTCGGTAGCGATCACGTCGATCCGCTTCCGCAGCGTGTCGTCCATGTATGGGTAGAGGTCGGCAATCTTCTGCCAGTAGGCCCGGTTGAACTCGGGGATACGGGAGAGCTGATCGGACGGTTTGGTCATGAACCAGTTGAAGAAGTTCTTCACCGCTCGGTCCCACATATCACCGAACTGATGGCCCTCACGTCCGAGGAACGGGGTCTTGGGTGCCCGCACGCCGACCGGCCCGTAGTTCTCGTTGGCCCTGATCTGCTGGCGGATGTACTTGTTCAACTCCTCCACCGACTCCTCGGTGCTGAGTTCGCCAATGAAGCGACCATCGGACAACTTCTCTTCACCGGCAATGAGACGGATCAGCTCTGGATCACCGTCTTGCTCAACGATCCAGAATGCTTTCCCGGTACGACGACCCGTTTCCCTACCGTATCCGGCAACGTCGTGCATCGGGATTTGCTGACCCATCCCGTTGTCGATAAAGACCCGCCCGCCTGTGCGATGGTGCATGGTGGCCCAGTTACGGTTCACGATGTTGCGGATGGTCTCTTCGTCCTGGTTGAGAATCTTCTGTGGGATGTCACCCATCTTCTTGTGGACTTCGGCCTGGTTTGCCAAGGCATTGGCGACGGCCTGACGCTCTTCAGCCGGTCCATTTCCGAGCAGCCATTGCGTTACTTCCTCTACCGGGTCTTGCGACTCGGACTTGGCAAGCCGGGAGATGATGTCGTCACCCCGCATGTGAGCAACTTCGAATGACAAGCCATCGACGTACTTCGGCTCACCCCTGAGCGCACGGGTCCATGTGGTGCGACCGAACGCACCCGGCCCAAACTGTGGATCATGCGAGCGCATGAGTGCTGCATGGAACAGTTCGGCGTGCTTCATCTCGTCAATGTGGGAAATCTTCATTGGGGTGCCGAACACATCCACGGTGCCGGTACGGAATGCCGACCGGAAGTCTTCGGGATGGGTGAGGGCGTAGGCGAGCACGTGAAGCGGGTGGTTGAAGACCGAGAACCCTTCAGCTCCGAGCCGCATCTGATCGTCCATCAGAATGCGGAGCGTCCATGCGCCACGCAGCAACACAAACGGCTTCCACACTCGCTGCATGGCATCGTCCATGAATCGGATCAGTGCCCGTTCGTGGATGTCGGGGATACCGTCTACCGTTTCCCACGTCCATGCCACGGCGTTGGAGATGCGGCCAAGCAGATCGGTTTCGTTGTTGATCCGCTTCATGGTGCGTGCGTCGATCGGCTTGATGGCACCCGTCCACAGATCGGAGCTGAGTCCAGGGCCAACCCCGCCAATGAGGTCCATGCCAACATTGGTCATGTCATACGGTGACGACCCGAGGTCGGGGCGTCCGAAACGGTCGGCGGCATACAGCGCCATATCGCCGTTCTCCAACCACCACTTGGCCGAGTAGTTGGCAAGTTTCGGGTCCACCCCCTCACCGACCAGCGACGAGAAGAAGGCACGAGCGAACTCACCTTGGATGGCGAACGCTTCCGGCTTGTTGCCGGGGGTTAGCTTGCGGAGCCGCTCGAAAAGGTCTTCGATCTTGATCTCGACGCCGGGGAGAACCTTGCCCGCATCGTCGTAAGCTTGGAGCACATCGCCACGTCGGATGTTGTAGCTGGTGATTGCTTCGTTGTAGAAGGCGTAGGCCGCAGACGGGTCTTCTACCATGTTGACCGGACGGGTGCCCGGCCACTGAGAGAACCGGCGAGCAATGCCCTTAGGGGCGTGGATGTCGATCCCGGCCCTGCGTCCAACGTCACCGAGCCGACCGAGCTTGCCATACTGCAATCCACCCGGCATGATGACTTGCTGCCCGCCTTCCTTCACCAGCCACTCGCCCAGGATGGACCGGATGGCTTGCCGGGACTTGGCCTCGAACAACCGGGTACGAACAGCGTTGGGCATCGGCCTGCCGTTCTGATCCAAGAACTTCAACGTCTTGTCGAGTTGAGCGGTGTCCTTTTGCCCGGCCCGGCGAGTCCCGGCCTCGATGCGGTCGAGCAGCCGCTCCACCTTCTTGCCTCGAAGATCGAAGTTCGGATCGAAGTCGGGGCGCACTCCGTCGAGCGCACCGGACGGCACGATCTCGTTGTCCGCAGCCTTGATCTTGGCAGCGGCTTCTTTCATGGCCGGGTCTTCGCTCAACGCACGACGGGCTTGGGCACCGGCTTCTTGGAACTCAGCAATGTCTTCGTTGAGCAGCCGGGTGTTCTCTGCGGCATCGGCCCACTCGTCGGCGCTGATGGGTCGACCACCACCGGGCAACTCACCAAACTCATCAATGATTTCCTGTACGTGGGTAGGCATAACTTGGCCCGGTTCGAACGTCTCAACACGCCTTGCTGATTCGTTGAGGGCAGCAATCTTTGCCTGGCGAGCACGATAAGCCGCAATGTCTTCACCCTCAGCTCGTGTCGGCCCCATGTCAACAAGCCGCTGAATCTCTTTCCTGATGTTCTCAACGGTTCGTTCAAAGTCGATCCCACGAGACCCTTCGGGAAGAATGGCCGGGTTGGTCCTGGCCTCAAGCCTGGCAACTCCGTCTTCATCTATCACCCTGCGGTAGATGCCGGTCGGCGTTCCATCGGGCAGCTCTTTGGCGAGGTACCACTTCTCAGGATTTTCACGCACGCCCGTCTTGCCGTACTGATTGGTGCCGACTTTGTGCCCGTTCGACATCGTGTCGCCAGCCTTGGGCGCTGCGGCTACGTCGTCGGCGGCAGCTTGTGCGCTGCGGGAGATGATTTCCATCTCCTTGTTGATCTCGTTCGGCGTCGGGGCATCGCCAAGGTCGTAGCGCCAAATCGGTTGGTCGCCGCTGTCAAACCAGACACGGCCCAGCGGGTCGGCGGCATCACCGCCGATGAACTTGTCGGAGACAATGATGACATCATCGTTGTATTTCAGCTTGCCATAGCCGTTGCGCTCCATCCACAAGATGGTGTTGTGGAAAATGTCGATCTTGGGATTGCCAAACCCTTGCAGCTTGTTGCCTCGCAATTTGCTGTCGGCTTTGAGTGCATTGCGAAGGGCTTGGGGTGCGTCGTCGGGAAGGACACCACTTGAAAGATCGAGTGTCTTGCCGTACACCGTGACCCTGGCGTTACGCCCGCCCTCGGAGGTTTGTGTGGTGACTTCACGAACAAGGTGTCCGGCACGGTTAGGAACCGGCCCACCGTACTCGGCACCGCCACGGGCGACCCGAGCAAAGTCGTCCACGATGAACTCTTCGCCGGTTGCAATGAACTCATCCATCGTCTGCCCGGCAAACATCGGATCGTCAATGGCACCCGGTGCCCGAGTGTCGAGGTGCTGGCGCAGGGCGTGCTCGGCTTCACGCAGCGTCTTGTACCGAGTGGGTTCGAGCGGTCCCGGCGATCCAGTTACCGGGTCGATCATCGGGAGTTTCTCGTCGCCCAGGCGCACGACCCACCGCTTGCCCTCTCGGAAGATTTCGCCGTAGTTCGTAGTGCCACGCTGACCGACGACGTAGTGGCCCGGTTCCAGGCGGCGGGTAGTGAAGCTCACCGCATCGGTGGCAACCATCTCAGCATGGCGGGCCTGCTCTGCGAGGTCGGCTTCGATGGCCCACTTCGGAGGATCGAATGGGCCGACCACACGCTCGCCGTAGGTGGCAGGGCTGCGCCACCACGGAACACCGGGTAGTGAAGCCGGGCCAAACTGAGGACCGGCAGGCACTTCAGACGGAGCAATCTTCGGGGTGTATCCAATTGGCTCGTGCCAGACCGTCCCATCGGGGTAGGTATGGGTGATGACATCACCGGCCACACCTTCGACCACCTTGGTCTTGACCCGTGGCCCCATCTGTGCGGCAAGTACTCGGGTCGGATCGGGCGCTCCCTGGTATGAAGGGATGGGTGGGCCTTGGCGGGGAACATGAACGAGGCCGGGGGTTGCAGCCGACTCCACTTCGTCGGCCACCTTCCGCATTAAGCCCCAAACCTTGCGGCCGTTCTTCCCGGCCTTGGCCCATGCGCCACCGATCCAGTCCACCGGGTCGAGCACGATCTGAGCCGTGAAGTCGGCAGTTGCGGAAATCTTGGCAAAGGGGTCGGTGCCGGGTTCTGTAAAGTTGGCGGCATAGATACGGCCCGGCGACCACGGGGTACGAACGGTCTTGCCGGTGCCCCACTGATCGACGTTGAAAATCACCGATTCGGTATCAACGTAGTTGCGCTGCACGATGGGGTTGCCCAGCTCTTTCTGAGCCAGCGAACTTTCAACGGCTCTAGACCACACGCCCGGTGCCCCTTCGAGACGACGCACATATCGCTCGTTGGCGGGGAGGTTTGCGGTCTGGCGTTCGAGCGCCTCCATCTCCCGGTTGACTTGCTCCTGCACATCGGGCGCAATGTCCGAGTTCGGGAACCATCCCGACGAAAGGTTGACTCGCTGATACGGCGTGGCCGGGTTGAGGTTCTGAATGACGCCGCCAAGCGCCTCAAAGAAGTACGGGTCTTGCTCAAACCATGCTTCCGAAAACGACATACCAGTTTGATTGGCAAGCTCCATTGCTCGGATGGGGGCACCACCGGCAATCATCTGGTAGGCAGCGTCCCATGCAGCAAAGCCCCACCGAACCGATCCCTTGATGGGGTTGTCTACCCATTCGTCCCACACACCCGTGATCGAGTCCCACAGCCCGCCACCGGAGCGTTCCACCGGACCCAGCGTGTCACGAACAGCCAGTTCTTGGTTCACGAGCGCAGCCGCTGTGGGGTCGGACGGGGGTATCCCGCCTATTGCCAACCCCAGCCCGAGTTCGGCGCTTCCGGTAGGGAACAGCGTCGAATACTGAGCGAGGTTCGACATCAGCCGGGGGTCTTGCGCCATCCGCTCCCATTGCCGCTGGTTGACTTCATCCTCCTGGTTCCTGAGATGTAGGAAGAGGTCTTGGCCTGGGTCGGTGAAGTAGCTGCCGGTCATCGTGGCGGTTTGCTCCCATACGACGACGTATCAAGAAGCCGCTGAATCGCCGGGTGGGGGAACTTCGCATACATCACACGAAGCGCCGCCTGGGGATTACGAGCAAGAGCCGTCGTCGGCATAGCGGATGAACCCATCCGTGGGTCTTGGTAGGGCCGTTTGGTCGGCCCGAATACGTCGATGCCCTGGTTCAGTGGGGCCGCATTAGGAGTTCGAGCGGTGGGTGCTCCCCCAAGTCCTCCGGTCGGAAGAGGGGCACCCTGCTGCTGCGACTCAAGGGCTTGGGCTTCTCCGTAAGCACCTCCGGTCGGGACACGAATAGGTTGAGATTTGCTGCCCGGCCCACCGTCAGTTCGCTGACCAGATTGCGGGTTTGAGACAGCAGCCGGTCTTTGAGGAACACGCTTGCCTCCCCTAGCCATATTTGCTCCTAGTCAATATCGGTGAAGGCCCACGCCAACGTTGCGGTCTCGGCAGACGCACAGACGGCATGGACAACCTCACCAGTATCAAGCTGTAGTTCGACGCCTTCGTTGATGGCAAGCGGGAATCCGTTCGCCGTCGTGACGCCAGAAGGACCGATGTAGCACGTGTTCGCTCCCTGGTTACGGAAGTAGACGTGCCCCTTGCCGAGCGGGGTTACGGCCAACGCCGATGAGTCGGTGACTGATGCCTGTCCGGTAATCATGTCTTCTTGCTCCTCCGCTTTGACCTAGCAGTTTTCTTGACCGGCTTCGGTTCGGTGGCCTCAGCTTCATCCGTTGAAACCGATTCACGCTTGACGACCGTAGCGACGATCTTCGATTCTGGCTTCGGCCACGGTGATCCGCACGCCGGGCAATGACGGTGCGGCTTCTGAACCGGCTGATAGCTACATGAGGGACATCTCATCGTTTTCGTTTCCTCCGTCTTGCTTGGGACGCCTTGATCGCACGCCCTTGTCGTTCAGCTTGCGCTTTGGTTGTGTAGGTCTTGCCGGTCGAACCGTAGCGGTAGCCACCTTTGACCTTGCGCACCGGACTCATACCATCTGCCCCACGGACTGGACGCCGCCGCCTTCGGCTTCCATCTGCGCCAGAATGGTTTGCACCGCTGGGGGTGGCCCGGCCTGTGGCGGCTGGCCCGGCCCGAGTCCCATAGCAAGCGCCTCTTCTTCGGGCGACATCTGCGGCTCTTCGGCGGTGAAGAACTTGGTGATGGTCTCGTTCGCCGTAGACGGCTTCACGAAAATCTCAGCCAGCGCCTGCCCTGCTGCCGGGTCTTGGTTGGCGAATCGCTGCCCCAATCCCTGGATGAGCATTTCCTTGGCTTGATCCTGGTCGATCCGCTCGTTGATGAGCGATATGTTTTCAAACCCATCGAGGTTCTCTTGCATGGTGCGACGATCCATGATCCGTGCTTGAACAAGCTGAAGACCAGCAATGATTTTTGAGTTCTCGTCAAACGTAGCCATTGCTCCGTAGATACGTTTGGTCCGGTAGTCCTTATTGATGTCATCTTCAGCCACATATGTTTCTTCAAACTGGTTTCCTCCCTCATACCAGTACACACGCTTGCGCTCGGTGGGGTGCATCTTCTCTTCCCACTCAAGGCGCTTCATGTCCACCATCTCGATACCGTGGCGGATGGCCGTCTGATACTCCTTCACATTGTCATCAGCGGCGGACCCCAGCTCTCTGATGCCCTGTCCGGTCGCCCATGAATTGGGTGACTGTCCGTCCTGGGCTACGTCATAGTTGCCCACAATCCTGAACTGACGCTCAAGGATGGAGATGGCCTGCCATGTCTGCTGAAGCTGGTCCCCGGTCGGTTTCTGGACCGATGATCCGATCTCAAACGTGTTGACGGCTTTGCGACCCTTCTGGTAATCACCCGATGTGATTTCACCGATGATGTTCGTCTCACGGAACACCGCTTCTTCGGTGGCGATCAACCCCAAGAGGTTGAGCTTCGCCATCATCGCCATGAGGCCGAACGTGTGTTTGTACTGGCCGTTGAGCTGGTTGAAGTTGAACCGCTTCGTCAGCACGAACGGTGCGCCCGACAGCGGGTTCGGGATGAAGCCCGCAATGGCTTCGATGTCTTCGATCACGACGTAGGTGCCGGTGGCGTCGATGTACTCGATCACCGCCATCTGATCGTGACCACGGCCTTCCCACCCCGAGCTGGACCCGAGGATGGGAATGCTGCCAGACCGGGCCTTGGTCCTTGCCTGCTCGATCACCCCGGCGAGCGACGGGTACGACTTTTTGAGCACGTCGCAATCCACGTTGCGGTAGATGGCGACTTCGTTGGGCTGCTGATCCGGTCCCCACTGGCCGGGGTACACGTTGTACGGATCACGCAGCTCCGCTACGGGATAGACAACACCTCCGAAGTTCCGCTCACGAATTGTGTGGAGAACGAATCCGTACCCAGGAAGCCAGCGCCCAATTTGCGGGTATTGCAGCTCCATGCGGGACATCTCATCCCAGCCAGTCACAATGCGGGCTTTCTTCTCGGCTCGCTTCCTTGCCTTCTCCGTATCGGCAATCGGGATCATGTCGGTCTTGAGCGTTGGCGGTCGGCCTACCTTTTGCGCCAGGCGTTCAAGCCCCGAGTACATGACGTTGGCGGTTGGAAGATCGACGCCGAGGTCTTGCCCCTGGTAGTGGTTCTTCACGCCCCAGTTGAGTACGGCCTGGACGCCATCAGCGCCACCATCCATGACGGCACGAATACGCATACGGTCGGATAGGTCGGCAAGGCTCTTCAACGACGATGAACGCTCAATGACGAAAGCGGCATCGTGCATCATCTACCTCCTGGGTAGTTCGTTTGCCACGGTGTGGTGTTGAAGGTTTCGATATGAGGATATGACATCTCAGGCCCTTGAATCAATGACACCTTGTTGTCACGCTGGCCCAGCTTGATAACGGTCGGGAACGGGAACCAGGATGCCATCTTGATGTCGGTCTTGGCGTGCTTGCCACGGGCGACCCCATCGGTCGTCCAGAGTTCGAGCTGGCGCAGCAGCATGTTGACTTTGGCCCGAGCACTTGCCGTCCCATACGGCAGCACGATGCGTCCGTCGTGGTACCACGGAGCCATGGAAGAAATCCCCAATTCGGGGTCTTGCTTGTTGCGGCCCGTGCGATGGGTGCGGACGGCCAGGCCAAGGTCCGATGCCAGCACTTTGAGCCGTGGATCGTTGAAGAACTCGATCTGCTGGGAGTTCTCTTCGTAGTACCACTCGGTCACCCCGTACAGGCTGTGCCACCGCTCCATAATCGACAGCGCCCCGGCAAACCCACCGGCCTCCTGGGTCTCAAGGTCAACCATCGACAGGGTGTGGTTGGCGTAGTGCCAGCAAAAGGCGGCCTGGGTACCACGGGCTGCGGGGTCTAGACCGGCGAGGAGACGACCGGCTGGGAGGTCCGTGGTACCCAGGTCACGGCTTCGATCCAAGGCTTTCTCTCGGATCAACTTGATGTCGAACACGATGCCGGTCTCGGGCACCGGCTTGTTGAGGTAGCGCATCTCGTAGGCACCGGGGATGCCGAGGGCGTCCATCTCGGACTTCTTCTCCATCAGCCAACGGTACGAGCGTACCTTCGGAAACAGCACGCAGCCATTCTCATCATGCCCCGTGATCTCGTCGGGGTCGAGCTGGCATTCGGTATGCGCCGAGTCCACGATGGTACGCCATGCCTGGGGTGTGCCTTCCAACTGCATGATGTGCTGAGGGATGTCATCGGGGTGCTGGCGGGACGCTATGTAGACCCAAGCGGTTTTCTCCTCTTTGCGGGTTCCGATCTCAGCAAGCTTTGCACGGCTGTACGCACGCTGGGAGGGTTCACGTGTCGTATCGAAATCTTCGAGGTCGTCGGTGATGAGTAGGTCAACGTCACGGCTAAGGATTTTGTTTGTCCTCCCGAGGGCCAGCATGGAGGAGGATTTCTGTCCAACGTGACTCTGCTGCTTGACCTTGATCTCCTTAGCCGACCATGGACGGGCCATGTTTCGATCGGGCTGAAAGCGTTCTCCTGGTGGAAGAACGGATCGAGTGAGTTCCTCATTGTTCGTGAGATGGTCCTTGACGGCACCGATCATCAGCTTGGCAACGTCGGTGTTTGCTGCAACCCACATGATACGGATGTTGGGTTCCATGACAATCAACCACACCGAGAACCGGATGAGCAGCTCCGACTTGCCGTGACGTGGGGGGCTGAGAATCATCTGCTTGCCGCCGATCGCCA